AGCTAACTATATTAACTTAGCAGGTAGTGGATCGTATGGAAAAGTATTACCAGACATTGGTGTAATATTATTAAATGCAGATATATTAGATGCAGCAACACCAGCATTAGGAGGAATTAACTTAGGTACTTTAGAAAGTGCTAATACTAATGACCAAAATCCTAATAAGTTTGTTGAAGCAATAAAATTAGGAGCAGGATTTAAAGTTAACTCTGAAGAAACTATTTCCTCTAATTTTGTTTTCGTAAGAGCAAGAAATGCCGAATTTAATTATTCTACTAACCCTTCTATGATAACAGGATCAGGTGAATTGAGACATACTTCAATGATCGATACTCCTCAAGCGTATGTCGGTGCAGTAGGACTTTACAACGATAATAACGATCTTCTAGCAGTTGCAAAACTATCTAAACCTTTATTAAAAGACTTTACGAAAGAAGCACTGATTAGGATCAAGCTTGATTATTAATGAATGAGCGCCTACAAAAAGTTAAACAAGCAAGACGTATATGTAAGTTCATATACCGCCCGTAAATCCTGGGAAGCTAGCGGGAGTTTACTAGATACTTATGGCGTTAAGAACCTAAGAGGAGTTAGTACTAATATAGAAACTGACTCTTCAGGTAGTAATATATACTTTCCTCACCCTAATGATTTAGATGATGGATACTACCGACAATTAGTTTATCAACAAATTAAGCATCTATATTACTCCAATAATTTTTCTGCATCATTAGTTCAAACAGGATCTTATTATGATAATTTCGAACAATCTTCCTATACAGTAGGACATAAAAACTTATCTAACGAGGTAGGTGTATTCGGAATACCTCGTAAAGTATTTGGTACTCATTTAGAACCAGGTACGATTGAATTAGATGTTATGAAAGAAGATATAGACAACTATGTTTATTATTCTTCTTCTGATGATTTATCATCTTATGGAGCTTATTTAGATGATCATAACGAGATGGATGAGTTCGCTATAGATTATGCTACTGGCGATATAGAATACGTAGAATCAATACATACAGTATTTGGTTCATCTCAAACAATAGTTTGTCAACCAGGTGACTATATAGTTAGTGAAAGTAACTTCGTAGACGAGTCAACAAACCAGTATCTTATCCCAGATGAGGTACTACAGCAACATACAACTGCATTATTAGACGATGGAGAAGGAAACTTAGTTTATTCTAGATCTTTAGCAGATAATTGTGCAGTCTCTGAAAGTACTTTAGGACAAGCTATTTATACACATGGACAGTTAGTTATTACAGATACTAATGTTGCGCCTTACTATAGCACTTATTTAAGGCCAGTATTAAAATGGAAATCTAACCAACCTATTTATACGTATAACGTTCATTGTAAGATTAAAGACTCAGAGTTAAACCACAGCTTAAATCCATCAGCGATTAGTGGTTCAGACGGACTCAAAGCTCCTAATATAACTGGAAGCGCTTTTGAGCCGTATATAACAACAGTCGGTCTCTACAACGACGCAAACGAATTATTAGCAGTTGCAAAATTAGGACAACCAATTCCTAAGAGTAGCAAAACTGACATGACAGTAGTAGTAAAAATAGATATATAATGGCTATAACATTTAGAGCAGATAAAGGACAAGCATTAAGTTATTCAGAGTTAGATACTAATTTTGGAGGCTTCTACGTATCTAGTTCCATATCTGGATCGGTTTTACATTTTCACTTTGCAACATCTAGTAATGTTCCAGTAAGTGAATCAGCACACGCAATAGATTTTAACGAGTTTAACCTACCAGCAGGTAATATTGGAGCGATTCAATATACAAGCCAATCTAATAGACAAGGAGGAGCAAATGATTATTTATATGAAAGCGGCTCTGGTAATGTTGGATTAGGCGGTTATTCTTTAGCAGACATTAGCTCTTCAGCTCATAAGTTACAAGTATCAGGTTCTATATTTGCATCAGGAAACGTATTAGCATTATCAGATGTTACTATGAAAGCAAATATAACTCCTTTAGATAATGTTACTAGAATTATTTCTTCTTTGACTGGTTATTCTTACGATAAAGAAGATAATAGAGAAGTTGGATTGCTAGCTCAAGAAGTAAGAGAAGTTTTACCAGAAGCGGTAAAAGAAGGACCAGACGGCAAGTTAGGATTAAATTATAACTCAGTTGTTAGTGTATTATTAGAAGCTGTTAAGTCATTAACTAAAAGAATTGAAGATTTAGAAAATAAAGAGTAATGCCAGAAATTAAATTAAGATCGTTAAAAGGGAGTGCATTAACGCACACCGAGATGGATGAGAACCTTCAGAACCTACTGAATTCATCTTCTTTAGCCGGTACTACCTCAGACGGTTCTGCTACGCTAACTTTATTTTCATCCGCTAGTGTTTACCCAACAAATACTTATGGACTCGGTATAACATTTCCTTATACAGGATCAGCATTAATTACCGGTAGTTTAGAAGTCATAGGTAATATAACTCAAACTGCTGGGAGCATTACTACAACAGGATTTGTTTCTGCAAGTAGATTTGATATAACAGGTAACGAACAATACCTAACTACCTTAAGTGGTAGCACAGTTACCTTAGCTAATGCAGACACTACTATAGTAGGCGGTGATGAGATAGGTAGTATATCGTTTGCAGGTAAAGATGATTATTCTTCACTACCTGGCTTAGCTATTACTTCTGTTATAAAATCAAAAGCATTTGGTGACTGGGGTTCTGGTCAATATAGAACTTCATTAGTATTTCAAAATGCAATGCAGTATGGAACTACCTTAACCGATAAGTTAGTAATTAAACCTACTAAAACAGAATTTTCAGCATCAGCAGTACATATAAGTGGTTCTGGAGACATGTTACAAGTAACAGGTTCGATTAGAGTTGCCGGTACTGGATCTTTTGGCTCTCATTTACAAGCTCATTGTATGGGTCTAGGAGTAGCACCTTCAGGAGTTTCAGGTCAATTAAATGCTACTAACGTTATTACTACTTATTTAAGTTCTAGTGGAGCAACTTATGTATCAGCTTCTTTTGGTACAGCTAATCCAACAGACGTAGTGTTAATCGATCAAGGCGGTCAATTATATAGAACTAGCTCTGCAGCAGTTGGAGGAGGAGGAGTCTTTCCTTATTCAGGTTCAGCTCAAATAACAGGTAGTTTATCTATAACTGGATCCCTTAATGCAGCTAATATGGTAGTTGCTAATCATTTATTACCTGGTGCTGGAGCTACTGATCTTGGATCAAGTGGTAATAAGTGGAATGATATACACTTAAGTAACGCTATAGAATTAGGAGCAGGACCAACAACAATTACAGAAGCATCTTATGGTGGCAATGTTACTACAATAGCATTTACTGCTTCTAATCAATTAAGATATACTAAAGTAAATGGAGATGAAGTAGATGTCGATTTATCTTCATTAACGGGAAGTGCATCTAGTTTAACGTTATACTCTGAAACAGGTACCGCAGGTACTGGAACAGCATCTATTGCTGGTCAACTAGACGTTGCAGGTATAATAACAGCACAAGAATTCCATACAGAATATGTAACATCATCAGTAATATTCGAATCTGGGTCTACTCAGTTTGGTGATACTATAGATGATACTCATAACTTCCACGGTGTAGTAGATATGACAGGTAGTCTATCTGTAACTGGAAGTATTGAAGCAACAGGAGACGTAATAGCATATGCTTCTTCTGATGAAAGGTTAAAAGATAACGTTGAATTAATTCCTCAACCTATCGATAAACTAAAACAAATAAAAGGAGTAAGTTTTGATTGGAACGATCAATCAGAGCATACCGGCCATGATATCGGAGTAATCGCTCAGGATATAGAAAAAATATTACCTGAGTTAGTTGCAACAAGAGATAATGGCTACAAAGCAGTACGTTATGAAAAAATTGTCGCGTTATTGATAGAAGCGATCAAAGATCAGCAGTCACAAATAGATGAGCTAAAAAGCAAAATCTAAGCGACCAAAACGAATACATATGAACATGCCGACTATACCTTCCTGGAATTTTCAGGGGAGGCCGATTACAGAAATCTCAGACATGCCTGAAGGTACGTATGGATTTATATATGAAGTAAAACACAAGCCCTCCGACTTAAGATATATAGGAAAAAAAGTACTATATTTTGAGCGTAATAAAAGACTAGGTAAAAGAGCTTTAGAAGCTTTAAGAGAGGAAAGAAAAGCAAAAGGAATTGGAGGAAGAGTACCTCTAAAGCAAAAAGTAATAACCGAATCAGATTGGAAAAATTATTACGGTTCTCATGAAAAAATAAAAGAGTTAGTTAAGACTGCCGACCCTATGGATTGGGAAAAGAAAATATTATCATTTGTTCCTAATAAAAAGTTACTTACATATTTTGAAGCAAAAGAACTTTTTAGATATGGAGTATTAGAAGATCGACAAAGTAACTTTATAAATGATAACATTTTAGGAAAGTTTTATAGGAAAGATTTTCAAGACTATTTAACTAAGTAGATCTTGATAAACACTACCTATTTATAATTAAATGAATATAGTCTTTGAATATTTATTGGTAATAGGAATATGGGAGCTTGCTAGCTGCCTAACAAAGACTCTATGGTTTAAGTATAAAAAAGAAAATTATGAAGCTAACAAATATTATACTCGAAGATAAGTCTAGTAATGAAACCAAAACTGCTCCTGCAGGTCATTATTATACTGCAAGCGGAAACCTCGTAAAAGGTAGATTAACTAAAGACGCTGAAGAGAGAGGTGCTAGAAAGAGTGATCCACTAGATAAACAAAGATCTAAAACTCCAAAAGTATCTCAATATAACGAAGAGAAAGCAGAGTACGATGAAAGCGGTATCAAGTTAATGGGAGATATAATACTTCCAGTAGACAAAGAGATGGTACTACAAGCTGCAGAAGATAAGTATAATAGAGGTTTGTTAGTTACAAATAATAAAGATAAAAGTTACGACATAGCATATTGGGCAGATAAATTTGAGCCTTACCCTATTGAAGTAGAAATAGATGGTAAATCTGTTGCAAAAGATGCTAAGGTGATAAAACTTTTATTTCACCCTGAAATGAAAGAGAATGATTAAGATACAAGAACTTACAGGAGTACCCTCTTTACAGTATCATATTAATGAAGGTCTAACGTTGTATGATAATGTCTACCGTTATAGCTCTACCTCCTTTATACAACTATTCAAGGAAGCAAGAGAGCAATGGAGAGACAGTAAGATACAGCTTAATGAAGAAGATTTATATCTTATAGAGCATACTGATATAGGAGAGTATGGAGACTATAATGGAGAAAGAGTACCTTTAGACCTACCTATGGTATATGAAGAACCTTCAGATGAAAATCTTTTAAAAGGAATGGATATTATTAAACAGGTACTTTCTAAAGAAGGAGGTGCTGCTGGATTAGAGCCATTAGTAAAAGCATTACTACCTTTAGGATTTACTGAAGATGAAATTGTAGACTTGCTTGATAGAATGGTAAGTGTTAAGCAACACAGAGATGGTGATTATATTGTACTACCATTAGAAGAAGATCACGATCCAGACCAAGAACAATTAGATGACGAGGATGAAATATTCATGCCATTTGATGATGAAGGTCGCCCATTAGGAGAAGCTGAATATAGAGGTAGAGATGTTGATCTTAATAAACCAAAAAGAAGCTCAGGACCTAAAAAGTTTTACGTTTATGTAAAAAATGATAAAGGTAATGTAGTTAAAGTTAATTTTGGTGATAGTGGAAACTTATCTGTTAAGATAGATGAACCGGGAGCAAGAGCATCCTTTGCTGCAAGACATAAATGTGCTCAGAAAAAAGATAAAACAACTCCTGGCTATTGGAGCTGTAATATTGGACGTTATTGGAAATCATTAGGTGGAAAAAGAAACTTCTCAGGATACTGGTAGACCTTACTTAGAAGAAGGCGAAATCAGAACATTTAGCGAAACTCTTACTGAAGAGGATTTGGTATGGCATAGAGACCCAGAAGACAGAACTGTGGTACCTCTAAATAATAATAATTGGTACTATCAAATTGATAATAAGTTGCCTGCTAAATTAAATAAGCCTATATTTATACCTAAAGACACTTATCATAGAATAATTGTCGGAGAAGGTGAATTAAAAGTTAAAGTTATTAAACATTAAAAAATGGCAAGAGGAGGTTTTGGTTCTGCATTACATAGAAAAGTATC